ATACATTAGTTGACGGTAATGTCGTCTACCGAGAAGGGCCCGTCCTCACCGCGATGAAGCGGGGCGCTGTTCTCATTCTTGATGAAGTCGATAGGGGTTCAAACAAGTTGATGTGCTTACAAGCCATCCTTGAGGGGAAGCCTTATTTCAACAAGAAGACAGGCGAAACCGTTACTCCTGCTCCCGGCTTCAACATAGTGGCAACCGCCAATACGAAGGGTCGAGGATCAGATGATGGCAAATTTATAAGTGCCAACATACTCGACGAAGCATTCCTAGAAAGGTTTGCGATCACCGTGGAGCAGGAGTACCCTACAATGGCTACGGAAAAGAAAATAGTTATCAAGAAAATGGAAAGAGTGAACAATGTAGACGAAGGTTTTGCAACTCACTTAGTTACTTGGTCCGACGTAATAAGAAAAACTTACTACGAAGGAGCTATTGATGAGCTAATTTCAACACGTAGATTGGAGCACATCGTTAACGCTTATGCAGTTTTTGGAGACAAAAAGAAAGCAGTTCAACTATGTGTCAACAGATTTGATGATGATACTAAACAAGCATTCATTGATTTGTACACCAAGGTTGATCCAACAGTAGAACTTGATGATAATACTGAAAAGGAACAGGAGATTCATGAAGACTTTGAAATCGAAGACGATGACTAAGCCAGAGTATAAGTTTAACGAAGGGGAGCTCATAGACGAGCTCCGTCGTTACATCGACGCAACATACGGCAACGGACATTACTCCTCAGATAAATTTCAGGCAACTGAATTTATTATTGATGGAGGACATGGAATAGGATTTTGTATAGGAAACATCTTAAAGTATGCACAAAGATATGGCAAGAAAGGAACACCAGAAGATGCCAGAGCAGACTTACTTAAGGTCCTACACTACGCAATAATTGCCTTAAATGTACATGACAATTAGGTATTTATTCAACCATTCAGGCCTGCTTAGCAGGCCTTTTCTTTATAAATAAGAGTAATAAGCAGTATAAACTAGAATTTTGGAGTAAGAAATGGCATATACACGAACAGTTACATTGACAAGACCTAATACAGGTGTTGAAATACCTAAGGTTTCTGATTCACATCCTGATCATGACATTGTAGTTAGAAATAAATATGATGCAGCAGGAGTTACGAAAACATATACATGGTCCGGTGATGAGTTAACCCTCACAGTAGAAGGAACAACAGCAGACAAAGCAGCATTCGATGCTATCCTGACAGAGCTAAACGCACTACCAGATGAAGCAGCTGCAAACACAGCATACAAAGCGGCTTGCCAAGCAGCAAACGTTACATGCGTGATAACAGATAGTGAAGGAGAAACTTTCGCTAGTTTTTAATAGTTAGGAGTTATATTATGGAGTTTGGTGAGAGAATCACGTACGAATTAAAAGACGATCACGTCGCCGTTTTAACAATAAACGGAGTAGGTCCAATGAATATCTTAGACAGGGCCTATTACCCAGGATACAATGACGCCATTGTTCATTTCAGAGATGAAGATGAAGCAAGGGTTCTCGTCATTACAACAGACAAAGATCACTTCAGTGCAGGAGCCGATGTTAAAACAGGCTTCAGAGACATTTCATCTGGCATGAGCAATATGCTAACAGACGGTGACATGGTTACACCTAAACCAATTATATCAGCAATAAAAGGAGTTTGTATTGGTGATGGGTTTGGTGTCTTGTTAGCAAGCGATTTTGTTTTCGCAGATAAAAATAGTAAATTTGCCTGTCCAGAAACTAAATTAGGATTCAATGCTGTAACAATGCAGGTTAAATTGACACAAAGGATAGGTCATAATAGAACAATGGAATTTATGATGGGCGAAGTCTATGATGTTGAATGGTTAGATAAAGTAGGCCTATGTAATAAGATTTGTGATGGTGATGTTTATGAACAAGCAATGGCATACGCACATAAAATTGCTAATTTCAATGGGCCTATAGCTGTTCGAGGAACTAAAGGTTCTATTTGGCATACAGTAAATTCTAATATGGACGAGGCAGTATCTTATGCAGAGTGGGCTCTGGAGATGCAAATTGAATCAAAAGATCTTCATGAAGGCCTTGCTGCATATTTAGAGAAACGTCCACCAAAGTTCATTAATGAATAACGTTCCCTTATATAAAGTAACACTAGGAAAACATGGCTTGATATCATATCAAGCAGATCCTAATGAGGAATATAGATGGATGTTGCACGAGTCGTTTGAATGGTTCAGTAAAGCAAAAGAAAAATACGGACCAACGTGGAAGTATTATGATAACGATACCGTTGATCCAGTTACTTACAAATTTGATTCACTTGGTTTCAGATCTGATCGTGAAATAACAGACTTGCCTGATGAATGGATCTTATGTTCTACAGAATGTGTTGGTGTTGGTCCAGGATTACATTCGAGAGATCTATTTCAAAACATTTTAGAAGAAAGAACAGGCATTCCTTTTTATAACGCATCAACTTATGGTGGCAGATTAGAGGCCATACCTTTTAATTTTTTACAGTTAAGTAAGCTCTGGAGAACACCACCCAAGCATATCTTATTAGCTGGTTCACAAAATTCAACAGGCGTATCAGTAGGTGTGCCAGGAGTACCGGTTAATATAAAGAATATAGATTACATTCCAGCAGCAATCCGTGCTAGGCATACATCAGGTGATGAAAAAGATCTTCTCTTTTTATATCAATCAATGGGTATAGCGAAGTGGCATCATATGTTAATGATGAAAACAATAATTAGGCTTGCTGAGCATTGGAACATACCTGTCACATGGATCAACGGAACATCAGATACATTAGAAGATATGTCTAAAGAATCCTCATCTAATCTAGTAGATGATGAACTTCATATTATCCATCACTTCATGGCTGGGATTGGAATTACATTAACAGGCGATCCTGAGACAGATTTAAATACAATGAGTGATATGATATTAAAACCAATGGAAGATAAGATCCCACCCCCAGGCGCTACCGTAGAGCAGGTAAGTAGAGACCTTTTACATCCAGGTGCGTCAGTACATTTGGCTCTTGCAGACAAAGTAGAATTCGAATTAGATGCTTTTGGTACTCTTAACAGTTGATTGCTGGTTACATAGAGTCTATAATAGTAGCATAATAAAAAATAAATCTTTGGAGATATATTATGAAAATAAGCACAGGAACCCTTGATATACTCAAGAACTTTGCGACAATAAACACGAACATTCTAGTTCGTGAAGGGAATACATTATCTACAATTAGCACAGGCAAAAATATATTTGCAAGAGCTGAATTGTCAGATACTTTTCCAACAGAGTTTGCAATCTATGATTTAAATAGTTTGCTTTCACTACTAACCCTTATGGAAGATACTAATGTGGACTTTCAAGAAGAAAGTTTAAAAGTTAGTAAAGGCACATCTGTCTTTGAATACTACTATGCAGACCCTAACATTATAGTTAGTGCACCTGATAAAAGTATTGAAGTAGATAACTTCTTCCAGTTTGACTTTACTAAAGATGACGTTGACATGATTTTAAAGGCAGCAGCTATTACAGCAGCTCCTATGCTAAGTGTTGTTGGCGACAAGAAAGAAGTAGTAGTAACAGTTAGTGATCCTAGCACACCTAAGTCTAATAGTTTTAGGCAAGTAATAGGCACCACTGACAAAGAGTTTGATGCTAGACTAGCAATAGAAAACTTTAAGGTAATCCCTGGAAGTTATAGCGTTACACTTTCACAAAAGAAATTTATGTTTCTAGAAAGTAGTAAGGGCGAATTAAAATATTGGTTAGCATTAGAACGTTCATCACAAATATAGGAGTATTATATGAATGAAGACAATTTAGAGGTAACTCTAAGAGAAGCCACCAACGGATGGATCGTTGAGTTTAATAAGTTTGGTGAGACAATAGAGTACATCTTTACTCGTCCAAACCCAGCAATATCACTTGTTAGAAAAGTAATGAAGGGTGAGTTGGATATATTTAATAAGGACGAAATCGATGAGTAATTTACCAGCAGAGATTCCTCAAGCAACATTCCATAAAAGAGTAATGTTGACTTCGGGTGAAGAGAAGTGGGTCACACTACAAACAGATACTCTTTTTAAAGATAAGACAGTAATAGTTTTTGGATTACCAGGAGCCTTTACACCTACCTGTTCAGGAGAACAGCTTCCAGGATTTGAAAATCTGTATCATGAGTTTAGAAAACAAGGCATAGATGACATCTATTGCATTAGTGTTAATGATACATTCGTTATGGACGAGTGGAGAGATAAACAGGCCATTGTAAATACTAAATTGATACCAGATGGTAGTGGTGAGTTTACAATCAAAATGGGCATGGATGTTCGGAAAGATAACTTAGGTTTTGGAATGAGGTCCTGGAGATACGCAGCAGTGGTAACTGATGGAACAATAATCAAGTCATTTGTTGAAGAAGGTTTCCAAGACAATGCTGAAGACGATCCTTATGATGTTAGTAGGCCTGAAAATGTATTAGAGGCCGTAAAAGAAGCAGCATCTGAGGTAGCGATCATGTCTGACGAGTATGATAGTGTCGGTACTAATATAGAGTTGAACTTCTCAGATACGACCTCTGTTAAGGAGAAATTCGGTTAGACCCTTTTCTGGCGGAAAAAAATCAAAGAAATTTTGGAGCAAAAAAAGTAAATCATGAATCCTGAACAATTTTTGTGGGTTGAGAAATATCGTCCACATACCATAGAAGACTGTATTTTACCTGATGAAGTAAAAACTACATTTCAGCAGTTTATTGCTAAAAAGGAAATACCTAACTTACTATTAACTGGTTCAGCAGGAACTGGTAAAACCACCCTCGCGCGTGCATTATGCGAAGAACTTGGTTGTGACTATATAGTTATTAATGGCTCAGATGAAGGTAGACAGATAGATACCCTAAGAACTAAAATACGAGGCTTTGCATCAGCAGTGTCTTTTGAGGGCAAAACTAAGGTAGTTATACTCGACGAGGCTGACTATTTGAACAGAGAGAGTGTCCAACCGGCACTACGGGCGTTCATAGAGACGTTTTCGTCGAATTGTAGGTTTATCTTTACATGTAACTATATAAATAGAATTATTACACCGTTGCACAGTAGAACGACTGTAGTGGACTTCAAAATAGCACCCTCAGACCGCCCTGTGTTAGCCTCTAAGTTTATGGAAAGGATGAAACATATCCTTACTAATGAAGGTATTGAGTACAATGAGAAGGTGTTAGCTGAGCTCCTAATGAAGTATTTTCCTGACTATCGTAGGGTCATAAATGAGCTACAAAGGTACTCAGTAGCAGGAAAAATAGATGAGGGTGTACTAAGTAACTTCCAAGAAATCAACGCTAAGCAGCTCATAGAGAGCCTAAGGGAGAAGGATTGGAAGAAGATGAGGCAGTGGGTAGCCAACAATGTGGATACTGACCCTCAGGGTATATTTAGACAGATATATGATACTCTATTACCTGAGATTAAGTCAATTCCACAGTTAGTTCTGCTAATAGCCGATTATCAATATAAAGCGGCATTTGTGGCAGATCAGGAAATTAACCTTACTGCATGTTTGACAGAAATAATGGCGAATGTGGAATTTGCATGACAAAAGATTATAATGAAGCAGGAAAAGCAACTGCTAGAATAGACATTCGTGTTCCTGAGAAGTTAAAAGAGGAATTAAAAGCAGAAGCTAAAAAACGTAAAATTTCTATAACTGAGCTTTTGCTCGAAAGTTACAGGGAATCTAAAGAGAAAGATTTTGGCTTTAATTAGAGGAAACAAGAATGAGAACCTTATTAGCTGTAATTACAGTTACAGTATTGTTGGTGTTTGCCAGCAAAGTGTATGCTGATGATATAACCTACGTTGATGACGTTTCATCAATAATTAATAATAATTGTGTTGTATGCCATCGTCAAGGTGGAATAGGTCCAATGAGTTTTGAGTCTTATGATGAAGTAAGACCTTGGGCACCCTTAATACAACTCAAAGTATCAACAAGAGAGATGCCACCATATGCGTACGATCATGGTATAGGCGTTCAAGACTTACAAGGCGATTGGAGACTATCTCAAAATGATATTGACATGGTAGTCAATTGGGTAAGAGCTGGCTCTCAGTATGGTAACAAAGATATTATATTACAACCACCTGAATTAAGGGATTTAGATGGATGGAACTTTGCACCAGACTTTGGAGAACCTAACTTAGTAATTGCATCAGTACCTGTAGACATTCCAGCCAATGGAAATGATATGTGGAGCAAACATCTTGTTCCTTCTGGTGTCACAGAGGATAGATGTATTAAGGCAGTACAAGTCAAACCAAGAGGTGAAGCTAGAGCTGTAGTCCATCACGCTAATTCTAATCTAATATTAGATAACGAACAACAAGGTGGAATGCTTACTGAATATGCAATGGGTAAGTGGGGAGAGTTAGTCCCTGAAGGAGTCTGTAGAACATTTCCAGCAAATGCACAAGTTCGTTGGGATATTCACATGTTCCCAGGCGGAGTAGGAGCTACTGCGCAAGGAGAAATGGTTAAGGATAACGTTGTTGAAATTGGACTATGGTTCCATGAGCCTGGCTTTGAGCCAAAGTATAAACAGGATTTAAGTTTATATAGGCTAGGAGATCAGGCTGATATAGTTATCCCACCTAATGGGTATTACATGACACAAGGGTTTAAATCTTTTGATCACCCTGTAAGAATAGATAGTTGGCAACCACACGGACATTTAAGAATGAACGCAGCTAGTTTGGAGATTTTCCATCCAGCAACAGGACGTACAGAAGAAGTGAGCCAAGTATCAAATTGGAGCGCAACTTGGCATCACAGCCATATATTTGCTCCAGCGGCCGCACCGTTGGTTCCAGCAGGATCAGTTTTAATAATGAAACAATGGTACGACAACACAAGCGACAATCCTAATAATCCAGACCCAGATCAATGGGTAGTTGGTGGTAGTAGAACGGGAGATGAGATGACTCATAACTGGATGGCTGTTACCCATTTGGATGACGAGGGTTATAATGAACTTATAGATATAAGAGAGAGAGGAAAATGAAAGCTAGATACTTGTTAATGGTAACACTTCTAGCAGGCTGTACTAACCAACCATATTTTTTTGAAGGACCTGAATTTGAATGGGTAGAACCTATTATATTTCAGCACAATTTAGATATATGTAGGACGTTAGAGTATTGTCGAGCAGAAACTTTATTTGATGGATAACAAAGCAATATTAGAAGGATTCGGTGACCCTGTAGAAGAGGTCGTTGAAGATCAATACCAGGAGAAATTGAAGAAGATTTCTCCTTTTGATTTTGCGAATTCTATTAATTTCACAAAAGAAGATTTAATGGTTGATGAGAGAACTGAGAATGAATATAATGCTTTTATTGTAAACAGGGCTATGGGATTTGGACCTGATACAGTTATAGCAGGTAATGAAATGAATTCTAGATCTCACATTGACAAAAAATTACAATACGATTTTTTAAGAACAGTAATAAGAAAGGCAAAACGATATAATAAGTGGCTAAAATCTGAAGAGGAGAACATTGACGCGATACAACGCTTTTTTGGATACAGTTTTAACAAAGCAAAAGAAGCTTTAAGACTCTTATCAGAAACAGATATAGATGTCATAAAACTGTACCTGAATACGTCAAAAGGTGGTAAACTATAAATATCTTGTAACCTAATAATTTATATGATACACGAAAGGCGTATTGAGAATGAGTGATCAAGACAATTACTTCAACATTGACTATCCAGGGTATTCACCCATAGAAGTTTCATTGAAGGACCCCGAAGATTTCCTGAAAGTCAGGGAAACCCTATCTCGAATAGGTGTTGCTTCAAAGAAAGAAAAAGTCCTATATCAGTCGTGCCACATATTACATAAGAAAGGCAGATATTTTATAACACATTTTAAAGAATTGTTTGCACTAGATGGAAAAGAGGCAGACTTTCAGGATAATGACTTAGAGCGACGAAACACTATTGCTAAACTATTATCAGATTGGGGATTAGTAGTATTAGTAACAGAACCAGAGGACTTTGCACCTTTAAGTCAGATAAAAATTATATCATTTAAAGAAAAAGGTGAATGGGAATTAGTCCCTAAATATAACATTGGTAAGAAAATTAAATAGTAACCAAATACGTTATCTTAATATTATTAAAGAAAAACAGGATGCCGTAGGACCTGGTTTTTGTGTATTAAAATGGTATCATTTAGAAATGCACTTAGGCACAGGTCTAAGCCATTCTTGTTTTCATTGCCCCACACAACAAATACCCTTAGACTCAGACTTACATAACACGCCTCAAAAAATTGAGCAGAGAGCATTAATGTTAAAAGGTGAACGGCCTGACGAGTGCTCTTATTGTTGGCAAGTAGAAGATCTAGGCTCCATATCAGCAAGGCAAACCTTAGCTGCTCAATATTTCAAACATGATAATAAAATAGATTTAAAAGCTGTCGAGGCTGGAACATCTTATGTATATCCTAAATACTTAGAACTCTCATTTACAAATAAATGTCAAATGGCATGTAGTTATTGTGGTCCAGTTTTTAGTACCTCTTGGGAAAAGGAAATAGAGGAGCACGGACCATATAAACTATCTAAGGAATATAATCCAATAGAGTCACCTCAAATAGAAAACTCTCCCTTCGTTAAAAAGTTCTGGAAGTGGTTTCCCAAGGCATACGAACACTTATTTGTTCTTAGGGTTACAGGTGGTGAGCCTTTATTAGATAAGAACACATATAAGCTACTTGAATATGTAAAAGATCACCCTAAAGAAGGCCTAACATTCCATTGTAATTCAAATCTTATGGTTACAGAAAACAGAGTGCTCAAATATATTAATTTAGTTAAAGACATACCTGATACAAAATTATATGTCAGTATAGATTCGTGGGGTGAACAAGCAGAGTATATAAGACATGGATTAAAAATGAATAGGTTTGAAGAGAATCTACATAAGGTTTTAGCAAATGGAATTCCTGTAGGCATCATGTGCACCTTTTGTTTTTTATCTATTCCTAATTTAGAACAATTTATATTTAAAATAGCAGAACTAAAAAATATCTATGGTGATTTAATTACGTTAGATACACCTAACATGGTTGACCCATTACACCTTACTGCGAGGATTGCAGACGACAACGTTATAAGTATATTAGACAGAAGTTTAAAAAGTATGTATAGCTTTGACGATCTTTTTGAGCCTTATGAAATAGTAAAATTAGAAAGAACCGTTGATTGGATCAAAGCAAATAGATTTGAAGGTAAAGAATTAGAACTACAAAGAAAAGATTTTGTCGACTTTGTAGATGAGCATGATAAGAGAAGGGGTACAGATTTTATTAAAACCTTCCCAGAATTAGGTGAATTTTATGGCAGAATTAAAACAGGTACTTAGCTTATTTAATCCAACGATTATGGTTTGGGATAATTTTATGAGCAAGCCTGAATGTGAACAACTAATAAAAGACATGAATGATAATGTTCAATGGACCCGTGGTAAAGTCACAAAAGGTACAGAAGGTGATGATGAAGAACATTATGCAAGAACAAATCAAATGGGCTGGTTAGATTATAAGAAAAGTACAACAGCCGTTCATTTTTTATTGAGGGCATCTCAATTAACACAATTACATTATTCTCAAGCAGAAAATGTACAAGCATTACATTACGAATTAGGTGAGGAATATGACGCTCACTTAGATGCTTTCCCTTTAAACACAGAGCGATCTCATACCGGACCACATGGAACAAAAGGAAACAGGGTGGCAACTATACTTTTATATTTAAATGAAGTAGCAGATGGTGGAGCTACAGTATTTACAGAACTAGGAAAGGGAGTTAAACCTAAAGCAGGAAGATGTGTTTTATTCAGTAATACAATTATAGGAACACAGGTTCCTGATCCTAAAACAAGGCATCAAGCTCAGCCAGTATTAGCAGGCGAGAAGTATGCGTTAAACTTATGGTTTAGAAATGTGCCTATAGAGGACCAAATTAGGGATAAAATGGTGTCTCAAAATTCCTCTGAGTATAAATAAAAATGTGGAAGTCGAAAATTGACACAAGAATTCCGAGTCAAATCGGAGCTAATGTTTGCATCAGAATGAGACTAAGCATTTGTGATGGGGGGAAAACCATTGAAAACAGAACCCCCGGATCATCTTTAAGAGGACACGCCGAAAGGGTGTCCATTTTTATAACTCGCTTAATAAGGAGAAAACAATGGTAAAACTAACCACAGCGAATTGGGACAATTTCGTCCACACCTTCCCACAAATAGAAAGACAATTTATCGGATTCAATAGAGTCTTTGATTTACTTCAAAAGGACTTTGAGCCTGCGACAAATAACTTTCCACCTTTTAACATCCAAAAGATAGATGACTATAACTTTGAAGTTCAACTAGCACTCGCTGGTTTCAAAGAAGAACATTTAGATGTTTCAGTAGAGGATGGAACTCTTACTATCACGGGAGATCAACTTCAGGGCTGCGCAACAGGCGAACCTGACAACTTTATACACAAAGGAATAGCTGAACGTAAATTCAGACGCTCCTGGTCTTTGGCTGACACCGTAGTAGTAAAAGGTGCCAAGTTAAAAGACGGGGTCTTAACAGTATCTTTGGAAAACAAAATTCCAGATGCTAAAAAGCCTAAATCAATTGAAATAAAAACTAAATAATGCAGGAGTAGGAGCATGGCAAACGTTCAGATAATTAAATTAACCTCAGGTGAAGATATCATGGGAGAGGTTTCAGATACAGAAAT